CTCATTTCTAAAAATTCGTATAAACCTTCTGATGCTTTTCTAGGCATTGTCCGCTTATTTTCCGATACAATCCTGAGATGTGTATCTAGGGGACTGGCTGACGGTATACAATACATCGGGGCTATAAGCTTCGAGTGTGAAGGGCTTGCCTTGGGGTCGAGTTCGCGCTGTGTTCTGATTCGAAAATACTTCGTTGGTCAGAATCGCGCCACTCTTTCTCGCAAGTCGTCCCTCGCACTCTTAGCTACCCTTCGTAGAGCAATGCCAGCAGTCAATAATAAAGCGCTTATGGACAAAGCTATAAAGAGAACATTAGCAGGAATCTGTGGTCAACCACAAGTCACTGATCCAGATAGTCTAGCATCATTAGCACAGCATGTGCGCAGATTTTGTAAAGTCACAAATCCGCGTCCGTTGATGACTGAAGTGAGTTTCACAAGTCTCGGTTCGTGCGTAGAGATGTCTCGAGCAAAGGGTGGGTCGTATACTTATATTCATAATATGAAGGATACACTCGAACCCAAATCAAAACGAGGTGGGGCTTATAACCCTGTAACTGGTTATCCGAATTTGGCTACCCAAATATTCGGAGACACTAACCCGTTTATAGATATAATGCAGAAAGCAAGGAACTTTATTGCTACTGCTACTCAAGGCACTACTATATTTGAACCTTTAGGACCTCAACAGTCTTGGAACACAACGGTGAAGAAGATGTACATGAACGTGAGAAAGACAGAACTTCCTCAAGTAAAACTCTCATGTGTACCTCAATCGGGTGCACGCTTTAGAGTCGCGTCAGTACATGAAGCTTCCACAACTGCAATGATCTCAAACGCTTGTCAACAGGTCACCAATATGTTAAAACAATATGGACCTTGTCGTGACCAGTTTAAAGCGGACTATCAAAAGATTGGTAAACGTGCTAACAAAAGACTATTTCCATCTATTCACAAGGAAATACCTGGCTTTTACAGATACTACTCCACGGACTTATCACAGGCGAGTGATCTAATGAATAAAGACTCTCTACGAGTGATAGTGAATACCCTAGCAGAATGCCTCAATTGGCCTGCATTAGTAAAAGATGCCGTACTTCGCTCTATTAATCCCTCACAAGTCTTCTGTCTGAACAGAAATGGACAGTATGCGGCGAGAGGTATTACAAGTAGAGGCTCACTACTTGGGTCACCCCTATCATTTGCTCTTATGACAATCTTAC